ACAACAAAGGGGACAAAACGGGAACGTTAGTTTTACGGAAAGCAAAGAATCCCAAAATCGACGGCGTGCATCCTAAAAACTGGCAGTGGACTTTCAAGTTACATCGGGGCGTAAGGTTTGAAATCCTGGCCGAGCCAGACGAGATAGCCGAATGGAATCAAATCGCGGAGGAGATGAAATGAAGATATTTATAATGGTTTTAACTGGTTGTTTATCGGTGGCTTTTGGGTTTTTCGTGGGCGGGGTTACTCCAGGTTGGCGTAAATGGCTGATATGGTTACTGGGCACGGGGATGGCCTGCTCCGCAGTATTTGGGCTGTCATTAGAATAAATGTGCAGCAGCACACAGGAGAGGGTAAAATTCAAAGAATTATCAGATTTATTTCTAAGGGTTCAAAATATTCTGGCGGGCAGAGGATGAAAACCAAACACAAGTCTCTCTCTAAACTCAAGAAAGAAGTCTGGGCGGTATTCTCGCAGTATATCCGCCTGAGAGATTGCCTGAAAACCACGGGCACTAAAACACACGGCCTTTGTGTCACATGCGGGCGGAGATATGCGTTCAGCCAATTACATGCAGGACATTTTATATCGGGCAGGCACAATTCAGTCCTATTCTCGGAGCGGGGGGTTCACGCCCAGTGTTTTAACTGCAACATAACCCTTCGCGGGGCAACACTAGAATATCGGCGGAAGATAATCGAAATGTATGGCAAGGGATTTGATGAAGCGTTAGAGAAAGTGGCGAGGATGACCATCAGATACACGGCGGCGGATTTGGAAGAAATGAAATTACTTTATAAGGCCAAGATTAAGGAATTAGAAAATGCTTAACCCGATGTCCCCCGCCGAACAAAACATCTCTGCGACCCTAGAACTCTGCACCGACATCAAATTGAATTTCCTCAGAGTCGGCAAACTTCTGTATGATAATTTTCTACACGGGTACTGGGGTGAAAGCGGATTTGATTGCTGGTCTGATTATTTGGATTCCCTCGGTGTCCACGATAGGTCATGGCTGTCCCGATTAGTCAACGTGGTCATGTGTATTGAAACACGCCGGATGTTGGAGGCCGATGTAATTGATATGGGCGTGAGCAAAGCGATTAAGCTACTTCCCAAGGCGAGAAAGGGCAAATTAACACCCGAAATCATCGCCGCCGCCAAGTCGGGGTCTACCAGAGAATTAGCTGATGCCCTGGGGCATAAGATCAACGATAATGACAGGGATTATTATGTGGACTGTCAAAAATGCGGGAATAGAATCTTTGGGGCTAAATGGGTTAGAAAAGATGCCGATAATTAGGGTATTCCCCAGACAAACCAAGATGACCCCGATAGACGGCTATTCCTTTGTTGGCGATCCCCCGATGGTTAGGCCAGAGGCAGACGGAGTTCACGTTGATTGCACTTTCACATGGGATAAGCCGATAGCGGAGAGATTAAAAATGGCGTGGGGGCAATATTATCCAACGGTTAAATTGGGCGGATGCGCTTATGATGATCCCTGTGACGGGTTTATTCCAGGGCGGTATATTCGGCGAGGTGTAACTTTCACGAGTAGGGGATGTAACAATCAATGCCCGTGGTGTTTAGTCTGGCAACGTGAGGGCAAATTAAGAGAGATGCCAATCATTGCGGGGAACGTGGAGCAGTCTAATAATTTACTTCAATGCAGTCATGGGCATATCCGCAATGTTTTTTCAATGCTTAAGAAACAACGTGCCATTGAACTCGCTGGCGGGCTAGATAGTCGTCTCATAACCGATGATGTTGCCGACCAAATTCGGTCACTAAGAATCAAGCAGATTTTCCTTGCTGCCGATACCAAGCAATCATTAAAACCCCTAGAACGGGCGGTTAAAAAACTTAATTTGTCGCATGGGCGGGTTAGATGCTATGCCCTACTTGCTTTCGATGGCGAGACAATAAGCGATGCCGAGGAACGCTTGCGGACTATTTATGAAATCGGTTGCCTGCCCTTTGCACAACTATACCAACCGCCCGATCGGTGGATTGAATATTCAAAAGATTGGCGGGATTTAGCGAGAACTTGGTCGAGGCCAGCGGCGATGAAGGCGGTCATGAAACATGCCGAAACTATTTGATATTCTCTCCGAGGAAGATAAATTAAAATGGCTGGAGCTGGCCAGGCAGGTAAACCCCCGATCCTACTTTAGAAGCCAATCTGAGTGATTTAGTGACGTCACAAGACGGGATGGTGGATATTAAGGAATATTGGTCGTCCGAAGAACATTATACAGAAATAAACGGCAAGCGGGTATATGGGGAAGTAAATAAATTGGGCGAGATACCAATTACCCCAGTCCAGATAATCGAGGAGGTAAAAGATGAAACCGTATGAATTAGATAGGGAACAGCGGCGAGAATATTTTTGCGATATACACGGGAATACTCTCGCTGTGACAGAAAAAATATGGCACGAAGCCCAAAAGAAACTACTGGAATATCTAAATAGCAACCGAATAGAGATGGCAACTACTGAAAAGTACGGTTATCCTATTTGGGAAACGCAAATAAGATTCGAGTCTCCCTTTTGGCAATCTCTATTAAAAGACTTCGGAATAAAAGATGCCTAAATCTAAAATCATCACATTAACCGAATGGTTTATTCGGGTGAAGGCCGTTTACTTGCAAGATAAGGCCGATGGGATTGAGATATCTAAATTGATGGCAAAACTTCCATTTAGGAAACCCAAAGATGCCTAAAGCCAAACGACCCAAGCAATTAACGGCGACCACGACCAAAGTACCGACAGGTTGCGGGAATATGAATGTCATTGTTACCGAGATGGATAATAAGCCGTTTGAAGTCTTTTGTACGCTAGGCAAATCGGGCGGTTGTCCCAGAGCTTTTACAGAGGCAATAGGCCGATGTATCTCGGCGGGGTTACGTTATGACGTTCCGATTTCAGAATACGTCAAACAGCTCAAAGACATATCCTGCCCGACCCACGCGCTAGAGGACGGCGAGAAAATAAAATCCTGCCCAGATGCGATTGCTAGAGTCTTGAATCAGTGGTGTTGCGAACATAAAAATTTGAAGGGAGAAGACTAAAATGGTGGCAACGGGCGAAAGGTGGTGCAGGAATATCCCTACGGCACGGAGTTGCTTACTAGAATTATAAAGGGTTCAAGGGGGTTTCATGCAGACAGTTGACTTGCCAGTTTGGTTCCCCGCCTGGTCAATAGTTCCCACGACTACTCAACTTGAATATTTCCTACTCGAAGAACTCGGCAATCTTAGATTCGGTGATTACCCTACAGAACCCGATGAGTATAAAACATTTCGGAGAAATGGTTGGATAGACATGAAGCGGTCAGTATACGAGAAGGCGGGCAAAAGGCCAACGAATCACAACGCCCCGTTTCTAGTAGGGATAGAGATAGCGGCGGAAATAGATGCCAGGATTGCCATGATACCAACACCGCAACAACACTGGATTGACGAGCATTATCTGGGCGGGCTCGACTTTGAGGAAATAGCCAAATTCTATCACTTCAAAGAGAGCCAAGTTAAACGTGAGATTAGCAGAATGATCAGGTATATAAGCGGGAAGAATCGGGCCGAACTAGATTACGAAACCTTTATTAGAGAACGCAGAAAGTACAAAGAAAAAGCCCCTGTGCCGTGATGCACAACGGCTAACTAGATTGGAAACCAAATATTTTTCTTGCTATCTTGCGTTGGCGCGCAGACTGTCGCCAAAGTTCTTGCCGGTAAAAGGGCAAATCCTCAAATCGTACCCCCTTTTCATACCATATAGAACCCCTATATAATTCTTCGGCGGTTTTATCTTTAGTATAGTTCATTTCAATCTCCTTTCAGACTAAACTTTTTAACCAGTCTATGTGCTTTCTCCAGTAAACCATTTCGTGTTGCGTCCCCTTAAAGTTTATAAAGATTGCGCAGTAGTCTTTCTGCGGGTGGTTATCAAAGAAATCCAGGATAATTTTCACATCTTCTTTTGAGGGTATTATCTTGTCCATGTTAATTTTCCTTTCAGACTATGCCGAGGGTTCGGATTTAGTAAACGATTTGCGACCGCAAACTCCGCAAGATTCTGGTTCGCTTGGTCTGTGATACTTCGTTCCGCAGTTTGAACAAATAAATGTGTGGCGATGCCTCTTATGCCGTTCTGATAAATAGTGCCGTTTTTTCATCCCTCTTTTCCTCCCCGTGTCTCAAGACACATAAAATTTAATCCCACCCGCGGCAACCGCAATAATATGAATTGGTTTTGCCGTCATAGTGAGCCAGGTTGCCCGTATTGGGTGCCTCATGTTTGCAATAAATGCAATGAGCTGTATTGGGCGCCTCTATTTCTTCTGGTACTCCACTATCGGGCGATAACCCACAACAGACGGGACAAGCGGGATTGCCATTTTGGTCTGTCGCCATCATTTGCGCCTTACAGCCTTTGCAAACTGTGATTTTCATTTTCTTCTCTCCTCTCTTTATTATTTGTGTACTGTGGCACATAGGGTATTAGGCTAACCTTGCCTCGCTATGGGCTTTACCCATAATTCATATACCCAATCACCATGCAAATCACGCCAATATCCGTTGGCTCTTGCGATTCTGTACTCATATTGATTACCAAATTCAGGGTCTTTGGCGATGTATTCTTTTACAGCCCTTCGCATTGCCCATCCGCTATTTTCATCGGGCGGGAAAATAAAGTCATTGGGGGCATCTTGGTAATTAAAGATTAAATATAGTTCAAACCCATCAGTTACTAATGGCCGCTGATATGCATATATCTCCCCGACTTCCTTATAATGTCCTGCCATGGTTTTCCCTCTCCTTTCTGATTAGGTCAGATGCTAACTTGGCCTTTAGTGTTCCGATAGAACGACGTTGACAGGTAATGTTATGGGGCCATCGAATGCGATTCGATTTTCTAAGACATAACCATCATCATCCATGTCCGACATAAGTTCGGCAATTCGGTCTTGTGTTGCCAAGATAATGTATTCCTTATTCCCATCATTAAAATGCAGTAATGTTAATTCATGGGTTTTCATTTCCTTTTCTTCCCTCCTGTATATAGAATAAACTAACTTACACTATTAACCTCTTTGATAATTTCCCTGCAAATCTCAATAAGTTTTTCTCGTGCCCGTTTCTCGTCTGGTGAGATTTTAATGTCGCCAATGTGTTCGAGGCAATCTCTTAAATCCTCTAATGTGTTGTGGAATCTGCAATAACTCATATTTGCCATTTCTAACCTCCTAAATTTAATCCTACTTAGATTTTACTTTCCGCGGTTTATCCCAATACGGACTTTTACATTTCGGGCAGATAATGGGATTCTTGTTTTTGCTTGGCCATTCATGTTCGCATCGTTTGCAGTTGTGAATGTATATCATATTTTCCTTTCTCTTAACCCCTGAATAGTGAGCGGGAAAACCTTTGATTTACCTTTGCGCCCTTATTGATTCGTTCAGTGCTATCCACTCTTCGGGGGCCTTTAGTTCCTCACTGACTGTTATGATGTCAGCCAACCCTCGCATCTTAGAGCAGACATATTCTTGCAGTTCTCGCCATGCGGTGTGCCTATCTGTAGATTGCCAGGTGAATCGAATGGTAACTTCGTACTTTTTCAATTCGTTCTTCCCTTTCCCCCGCCCACCATTCAGTTGTTAAGGTACTTACCTATGAGTATATACCCATTGGGTTACTTTGTCAATACCCTTTACCCCGTTTTGGGGGACTTTGCCAAAATATTTTTACGTTCGGATTGCAACGGGGCGCTACGATGCTGTCAAGTGGCAATTTGAACGCAATTTGACTTCGGGCTGATTTTGTGCTAGATTATATATGATAGGAGTATTGCCCTTATAAAGGCCGCTTTCGAGCGGCCTTTTTATTTGGAGGTGAAATGTGTGTGCATGAGTGGCAAATTCTAGAATCATCTTGGGGCAACCTTGTGGATATTTATGACAAATGTGGTGTGTGCGGCAGGGTTAGGAAAAATCAGGGAGTTAGTGAGTATTATAAATATTTAAGTGATGAGGAATTTCGTACTTACCGCATGGATATATTAAATTTAAGTCCCGACTATCACAATGGCAACGGGCACTACCACAATACTTTTAATGCCGACGATATTTTATTTTGGGGGGCGATGCATACCTAGTCCGTCTCAATGTGCAACACCGCACAAAACGGCGGGCTTATTTTAGTATTGTGTGGCGGGGTAATTCAACGGTAGAGTTGTTTCGCCTTTATGGGGAAACTGGGTGGTTGGTTCGAGTCCAACCCCCCGCCATCCAGCAGACACAAAACGCGGAGTAGTAGATGCAGATAGGAACATGGCGCAGAGACGACGGCGGAGTTAATATAGGTTTCCTGGTAGACATTGGTACATTGTATTGCGTGCCGGTGATTCAATTCAAAACCTGGCAGGAATACACCGAGTTTATGACGGCGAACTGTGCGTTTATAGAGATAGAGTATGAGAAGGAAGAAAACGCGGCAAGTATTAAATCATTCGTTAACTCTCTTGAATCAATAGATACATTATCAAAATGATAAAACAGTACCTAAAGAATGATTATTAAGCAATCAATATGGTTACATTATGGCTGGTGTTAAGGGCAGATCGGGGCGAAAACCCCTGCCGTCCACGATTATTGAGCGGACATTACAGCGAGCGAAGGACAAAGACCTGCCAGAAATCATCGCTGTTCTAATCCAGAAAGCCAAAGACGGCGACAAGGACTGCGCCATATATGTCTGTGACCGTTTGCTTGGTCGTCCCAAGCAGGAGATAGACGCCCGCATGAAGGCGCAGGTGGTCACAATAACCCCCGATGAGTACGAGTTAGCCACCAGGATAGCCCTAGCCGAACAACAACGGCTTCTAGCGCAACCTGGTGACGTTGAGCCGTAGCCACCGAGTATAATTACAATTATACCCGCAACATTATGTAGTCTCGTACAATGTCCATTATCAGAACCAGAACAGAATCCGTAGCTAAATCTGGCATTCTGTTCTACTTTTGGCAGATTGGTCAGCCTGTTATGTAAAGTCCCACGTTCAGAGAGCTGCAATAATTAGTATCTCCCCCTGCCCTGTGCACCAGCACGCAACTAAACTCAGAACCGAAGTGGGATGGGAACGAAACGGACAGTTTAACAGGCTGCGAGTCCGCACCGAATTATTTATCCAAAATTGAAACCTTATACATTATGTAAAGGTCGAATCTCTGAATTTTAATTTTTAGAAAGGAGATTAAAGTGAATATAAAAATCATCTCTAAGCGGGTCTCTCAGGACGGGGATGCTGTTACTGAGGACACAATTATCATGGAGAGTACGAACGAGAACCTTACCGAGATGCTTCTCCGCCTGTACGAAGCAAAACATCCCGAGGTATTAGTACCGAAGAGTAATAAGAATGCTCAGGGGTAAGGCTAAAAAAGATTATCGGGGGGGATATATGCGTGAGTACATGAGGAAGAAACGGATGTCTTATAACTTGGGGCGAGGGAAAGAACATGAAGAAATTTATCGAGTTAATACAACGGTGGCTTAGAGAACAACGGGAAAGATTTGAACCATCGTTGGCGTGAATGCCAAATCAAAGAGGTGGAGTAAATAGAACCTTATTATCGGGATAAACGGACTGCCATTTTGCTCGGCGATTGTCGGGAGATATTACCACAATTAGACGTGAGGGATTATTTCCCGCATTTAACAGAGAATAAGGTGGACTTGGTATTGACTGACCCACCATATCCCGATTGGCATATAGAAACTTATAAACAGACCGGCATTGAAATCTTATCTAATTTAATCTGTCGGCAACTTGTGTTTTGGTCTGTACGAGAAAGTTTCCCACTAGATTATTCGTCTATTCATATTTGGGATAAATACCCCGCTGGACAAAATAGTGGGGTACAAGGCTATGAAAGAATATTTGAGCGGAATGGCAGGGGCGATTATCGCATTTTCCGAGGATTTGTAATTAGTAATAAAGTTCGTGCCATGCGGTCTGCTGATATATTCACAGGTCACCCGTCTCAAAAGCCACGCCATTTAATTGAAAAACTAATTGTGTATTCATCGGATGAAGGCGGCTTAATCCTCGACCCCTTTCTCGGTTCAGGCACAACCTGTTACTGTGCCAAGAAATTAAACAGATACTCAATCGGGGTAGAGATAGAGGAAAAGTATTGTGAGATTGCGGCTAAAAGATGCTGTCAGGAAGTGATGGAGTTAAAGATTTGATAGACGAACCATTGGAGGTCAATGATGAACCTCCGAACCAAATACAAACTCTTAAAGAATTTAACCATTTTATACGGTGCGCTAACTATCCCTCTCGATGTCTGGGCGGGGTCTTTACTGGCGAACGCTTCTTACAAACTGGCTATTTTGATAATCGGGGTTCAGGTGGTTCTGACATACCTCGACGGACAGGCGTGGCTATGGGTTTTAGAACAGATGGCAAAAGATAAAGTCAAATTCGGGAGACGCAAATCGAAGACGCGATAACAATAGCGGCATGGAAACCCGAATCAGAGTGTACCCCCGAAGACCGCAAACTCAGGATGATTGAACGGCAGGCCTGTAAAGTTTCATTCCTGAGATTTTTAAGATACTGCAAAATCGTTGAAGCCCCTACACGGGGGAATATTGGCGGGGTTATCCCCTTCCAGCTCTGGACGCACATTAAAGAAGCTATCAAGACCCTTCTTGATAAACGCCTTATAGACTGGCTCAAATCACGCCAGGTCGGGGCCTCTTGGTTAATCGCAATTTATGTTCTCTGGTTCGCCCTGTTTCATCAGGGGGCAAATATAGGACTCTTCTCAAGGGGGGAATCAGAAGCTTTTGAACTTTTAGGGAAGTGTAAAAGGGTCTATTCCCAACTACCCGACTTTCTGAAACTGAAAATGCAACCCGACTCTGGCGGAGAGATTGGCTTTCCCGTGATGATGTCCTCGATTAAAGCCTTCGCTGCGACAGAAGCCGCTGGTGTGTCGTTCACCTTTTCAATAATCGTCTGTGATGAGTGGGAAGAACACCCCTACGCCGTGGATAACTGGCTGGCTGCTAAACCGACCATTTCAGCGGGTGGACAGTTTATCGGAGTCTTTACGGTAAACAAAAAGAAACCAAGCACCCTAGCGAAGTCTATTTTTCGTGAAGCTTTGGCGGGTACAAATGGTTTCACCCCCATTTTTACGCCGTGGCACGCCAGGCCAGGCCGTGATAAAGACTGGTATGAGAACGAGAAAAAAAATATTCCCCCGGAAGAATTAGAGGGGCTTACACCTGAACTTTATATGGAACAATGCTTCCCCGCCTCAATAGAGGAAGCGTTAAGGCCGACACAAACTGTCTCGGCGTTCAACCTTAAAACCCTAGACGAAATGATGGGCGATGTTAAGAACCCCATCAAAGTCATACACGATGGTATAGACTCCAACATCGTTCATATCTATAAGGATTTTAACTTAGGTCAATTCTTCATCGCTGCCGCGGATACGTCTCACGGGGTCGGTAAAGATTATTCCGTTACTACCGTGATGAATGTCAAAACGGGCGAAATCGTAGCGGATATTTTGAACAACACTATCCCGCCCGAAGAACTGGCGATGCACTCCGTTAGGCTTTTGGAAATTTACAAGAATCCGTTGTGGTATATCGAATCAAACGACTGGGGTGCGGCAACAATTTTAACGGCGCAAAACTTAGGTTATAAGAATTTCGGCTACAGAGACGAGAAAAAAACTAAGGTGGGATTCGATACACAAGGATCATCGCGAGGAATCCTGTGGGGTGAACTCATCCCAGCGATAAACAATAGACAGATTGTGATTTACAACCTAGTTGGATTAAAACAGTTTTTTGATGTGATTAGAAATGTGGCGAAGGAAGGGCGGATAGAAGCGATGGGCGGGCGGAATGACGATTATCCGATGTGTGTCGGGATAGGTTGGTTGAAGAAAGACGAGGTACATACAGCAGAAGGAAGTCTAAAACCGATTGAAACTTTACACTTTGGTCGAGGCAAACTTAGGAGGAGATGGTGAATAAATCTTACGAATTGATACCTGAAAATAAACTGGCATATATCCTTAAATTCCATTACCTACCAGATGAATATAAAGTCTTATATAAGGATGACCCCATAAAAATTATATGGGAAGAAGCCCAAAAGGAGTTATTGAAATACATACATAATCTATTAAAAAACATGGAGTCCATACAGCATGTGGGCGACTATGAAGAAGATATGTATATTGATTGTATTATTAAAGACCCCACTTGGCAATCTCTACTAAAAGACTTCGGAGAGGTTAATGAATAAAGGCAAACCCACAGTTGAAGAAATAAAAGACGAACTAATCCCTAAATGCAGGGATACTTATAAAAAGATTTGGAAGAAATTTGAGGATGACGAGAAATATTACGAACTGGACTTTGCCGAAAAACTAGAACTCCCCGATGAGTTTGCCAATGAGGGAATCGTTCTCCCGACCGCACGGGATATGGTGGACACTTTTGTAGACCATATTGACATTGATAACGCCCGTGTCTTTGTGAACAAAAAGGGAACATCTGCGACTTCTATCGAAGAACAGGAGATGATGCGGAAGTTTTATCTGGGAGTGATTCACCGAACCAATGTCGAGTCCGATATTTCTCCGTGGAGAGTTGCGGCTAAACATTTTGCCATGCACGGACTTGCGGTTTTCAAGACTGTCTGGGATGCCGACAGGTGGATAGACAAACCCGAACAAAACGAGGGTGAAAACGAATCCGATTATGCTGAGAGAATCGAGGAATGGCAATCTCAAACGCATCAATCAATCCCGATAATTATTCAGGCCATAAACCCGAATTGCATCATGCCCGACCCGTCTTATGGCGGTAGACAGTTTGTCATCGAAGAACAGTCGAGGATGTGTTTTGACGCATCTAAGAGATGGCCGCATTGGTCGAATCCCGAAGGTAAAAAACTAGACCAGCAGGTAACTTATATTTCGTATTGGGATGATACCTACAGATGCGACCTAATAGACGGCGAACCAATCTTGAAGGTCAAGGGTGGTGTGGTGAAACACAAATACGGCTTTATCCCGTATGTCTTGATTGATTCTGGATTAGGGAATATGTCTGCCGATGGTGGCCCGCAGAAAAGATATGTCGGGATTTTGAGATATATGTTCGACCTCTTGGTGTCAGAATCCAGGAATTATTCCGCCAACGATATTGTGCTTAAAAAGGCTGCATGGCCGTACTTAGTCGTATCAGGGAAGAACGCCGCGTTAGTTACTGAGATTAGCCAGAAGTACGGCGTAGCGAATAGATTACCCCCAGATGTCACGGTCGAGGAAATGGTTTCTAAAGTTCCGCCCGAAGCCCTTAATGCACATCAATATCGAACTCAAGATGCCATTGCTGCCCACGCTGCGCCACGGTCTGTACGAGGACTCGGAGAAACGGGTGTAAGGTCTGGTGCTGACCGAAGATTAGTTTTAGCTGAGGCTGGCGCAAGGTATCAGTACAGTACGGAAGCGTTTAAGAACGGCACGGCGAAAGTTTTAACGAATTGCGCCAGGTTGATGAAAAATGTCGTCCCTGGCGATATTAGGGTCTGGGCGAAAACTCCCACGGATACTTTTGATGTCGAAATCAAGAAAGACAAAATGAAAGAGCCGTTTACCTGTTATGTCGAGTTTGCGCCGATTTCAGAAGAAGACGAATATAGACGACATGACGATATGGAGAGATTGGTGGCGGCTGGAATAGTAACTCCACAATGGGCGAGAACACAGATGTCTAACGTTGATCCATTGGCTATGGAGATTGAAGTTGAAAAAGAGAAGTTAAAGAACGACCCCAATATTCAAATGATGGTGTCACAGTATGTCGGGGGTATACTGGCCAAGGCGATTGCAATGAGAAGTGCGGCTGAAGGTGTAACCAGTCTGCCCCCGACTACCCTACCTGCGGGGCAACCGATGGGGCAGTCGCAAGGTGGTGTACCCAGACAGATGATTCCGCCTATTAGGGAAGTCCCCCCGATAGGTAGTGCTGGAGAAATTCAAAATCAACTAAAGCAAAATCGGAGTCAGATTTCCCCTAACCAACAGGGGCAAGGCGGGGGCGGTAACAGATGAAACCAACAACTCTGACCAAAATCACGCAAGAAGTCATTGACCTGAAAATGAAAGCCGCCGATGAATTTATTGCTGAGCATATCGAGCCGTTAGAAAAAATTGGCAGTCCAGAGGCATTATTGGGCAAAAAGTATGAGGAATTTACTCCATTGGATTTTCAACTTTTGGGACAGGTTTACGGGCAGGGCGGTGATACACCCCTAGACAAACTCATATTCAATAAATCACTTGCCGAAGTTCAGAAACTTGAGAGCGAGGTATAGAAATGGCAATTTGGAATACGATAGCGGATTGGTTTAGCGGGAAAACTTCACCAGTACAATACAAACTAAATGCACAACCCAAAACAGGGATTACTTCAAGCCCTCAGTCTATGGGGCGAACTGTGCCGTTTACTACCGATTGGGCGAATACTCCTGCGCCGAATTATATTCAACCTACACAATCTACGGGATTAGTTAAAAACATCACTACGCCGTGGGTTACGACTCAAAGAGTTAATCCGTGGGCAGGCAAACTGTACCCCGAAAATTATCTCACAGATACCACCGATACAACAACCGATGTCTACAGTAATGCCATATCACCCGCCGACCAAGCGAATATTGATTTGCAATTAAAACAACTCGCTTATGAACAAGGATTAAGCGAAGAAGAATTGGCTTTACGCAGACAAGAATTAGAAGCCGATACCGCTTATAAAAATGCTCAACTGGCGTGGGAACGGGAACAGTGGGGGCAACAGTTGGCGCAGGAACAGAAAAATTATTTATCTAACCTCGCCGCCGAACCCCGTTCATGGCTTGAGTACGCCGCCGCATCTGGGCAAGCACCTGTTATTCAACCGTGGATGCTTCCGTTGATGGGGCAGGACTACGGACTTTCCGCAGGGGCGACAATCCCTGGCTGGAGTCCAACAAACATGACGGGCATACCTGAATTAACTAATCCCTCGGCTCAGTATTTTAATCGCATCGGCCCGACGGCACAACAGCAGTTTTACGGGTATGAACAGGCCAAACAAGGGGCCACCCCTGAAGAGTCGGCTTGGCGGTTATGGTCTTACGCCCCACCGTCAGGTAATAGGGGTTTGGTACAAACGAGATGACGAATAAAATCATGTGGGGATATA